TATAGGAGTCCTTCATCAACATTTTATTACTGTATTGATTCAGACCACCGTCTAGAACTAGAAACATCATCTGTAGAAGTTCGTACAGAAACAATGACTGTAATAATAAAACTCGATGACCTGTTCCGCAACGATGTATTATTTGATATGTTATTTACAAAATAATCGTTTTTATAAAAAATAAATTTATTAAATATTTGTTGGATAATATGTCATATATGGATATGGATAACTACTATAAAATTTATAAGGATACATATAAGGATTTCTATATATTGGATATTTATAAAATGATAATGGATCAGAACCGGTAGTCATATAATTAAACGGTCCATATGAATATGTTTCGAAAGATTCTTTAATATATGGTCTAAATAAATAAAATCCTGCAATAATTATTAGAATTATTATAAGAATAGTTTGTAAATAAGTATCCATAATTTATAAATTATAATTATATTTTAATTCAATTGCTAAAAATATAAATTATATTTTATTTGATATAAATTAAAATATTTAATTAAATATATAATGGAATTATTATTAATTCTTTCTTTCTTTATTATTATATTAATTGTTCTCATTGTATTATTTAAAATAAATAATCCTTATATTATCGATAATAATGAATATAAATTTAGTGATTTTGAAACTGGATGTAAACCAACTAGATATGGATGTTGTAATGATAAAATAACAACAAAATTAGATACTTGGGGGTCAAACTGTTATGGATCATAAAAATTATACAGCACCAACAATTTTTAATATAATCATACTAATTGCAATTGTTATTATTACTAATATTACACTATATATAATTCCAGTCATATTATTAGTATCTTTTGTAGAAATAAAATTAAATAAGAAGCCTAATGCACCAGTTGATACATATTTATTTTGTGATAAATTTTTACCATTATTATCTTCTGGAATAATCATTTGGGAAAATATATTTTCATATCCTAATACATTTAATAATAATTTTAATTCATCAACCCCTAATAATCCCCAAGTTGGAGAATAATTTTTAAAATTATCTAATTTTTCAATTAAATCTTCTGAAAAAGAATCTTTTAATGCACTATTTTTTTCTGACATAACATATAAACCTGACATTATTATATATCTAAGAAATCGGAATAATAATAAAATCATTGGAAATAAATAAAAATAATTTACTGCTAAGAAAAAATTTAAAACCCATATTACAGGTAATACTAAAATTGCAGATGAACCTAATAGACCATTCAAAAAACTATTTTTACTTTTCATAACGAAAAAAGCAATAGCTAAAATTAGTATAAATATAAATGTCATTCCAAAAGTTTTTCTAACTTTTAAATCATCATACTGATTTGAACTAATAGGTGAAACTTCTTCTTGTTGATCAATAAATAATCTAACTTCTCTAACTGATGAATTAGATGTACTCATTATTTCTTTTGAATCTGTTGTATTAAAAAATGGTACAAATGCATATAAAACATATATAAAACATGATAATATAAAAAGTACAATTCCAACTAATAATGAATATAAATAATTATTCATATTTTTTCTTTTAAATGTAAATAAAGCAGCTACAAAAGCATATAACAAGAATATAAATAATACTAATGTTAATATATCAAATTTTTTATTTTCATCAGGTATTGTAGTAATTTTACCATATGGATCTTGTGTAATTTCATATTTTTCTAAATTTGATAAATTAGAACATACAACTTGTTTATATACGACGCATAATACTATTACAGGAAGAGCTAATCCAATTAATAATCCAATCCAATAAGTATATGTTTTTTCTTCTGTATTATCAATATTAGCAAATATATTTGTTGCTAAATCCATTGAACTAAACAAACCACTTACAAAAAAATATATAGAAACAATTAAAAGAAATGCTAATAGTGTTTTTTTACTACTATGCTTTTCAAAAATATCTTTAACATTAATTTTACTTCCCAAATAATTAAAATCGTCGCCATTATATTTTCTATTTCTTTCTTTTTGTAATTGACATGTTAAATATTGAATTTGATTAACAATAGGTTTAATATTTTGTGTATTAGCATTACAATAGTTATTTTGAATATTTTTTTCTAAATTTGTATAAATATCACTATCATCCATTAATTTACCTGTTTTTGCTAAAAAATACGGAACATCCAAAGAAGTTGTATCAGATGGTATATATTTTTTAACATTTTCATTATTTGCGTCATATATTCCTGTAATATCTTCCCACTTTTTAGTATCAGTTTTTGCAAAACAAGATGAACTTAAATTTGTTTTTAATGTGTTATATGAATAATAATTTGGATCATTTATATTAGTGTCACTATCTTTATTTTCATCATAATACCCTACATTTGGTGAAGTAGGCATGCCATCAATTGAAATAGGATAACTTGACATTATATTAATATTATAATATATAATTTTTTAAAAAATAAATTATAAAAATCACTTTTTATATTGTTTAATAAAATATAAAACCATTGATATTAAAATTATTACTATAATAAAACCAATTAAGAAATATATATTATACATAATATTTGATTTTTTAGAATAATAACATGAAATATTTCCTAATATATTTATAATAAATACTACTTGATATAAGAAAGTGTACCAAGATGGATTAATAGTAAATCCAAATAATGTAGAATTATAAAAATAAATTATTGGAGATAATAACATAAATAAAAATACAGAATATATAAAATTTAATCCTTTAGTAATAATTGTATTTTGATTATTATTTTTAACATCTTTGTATATATCTTCAAAATATGAATTATCTAATCCCATTGAGAAATATTTCCATATAATAGATTGATTACTTAAATTTTTCAATAATTTCTTAAATCCATATGATGGCACTAATATATATTTAACCATTAACCAAACACTTCCGATTGGTTTTGCCAATAATAACCATGTTGATAATAATCTTAATAATTTTTTAAAAAGTTCATTACTTTTAATTCTTGAATTATTATTAAATAATCCATAAGATACAATATTATAATGATAACCAAATAATGTACCATCTTTTAAATTTAAATTATTTGTAAAATTTTCAATATATTTTTCTGTAATTTCTTTTAATACACTTTTATATTCAAAAGGTATATCTTTATCATATAATAATTCATCCATTGCTAATATAGAGTCATTTTCATATTTATCATTTACTTCGTTCTTAATTAATAATGTATTATTAATATGTACTAATAAATCATACATTTCCAATTTATTTTTATAAGGTATTTCTTGTTCATTAATAACTTCTTTTATTTTATCCATATAATCAATATTAAATTCAACATTATTTTTTTTTAATAATTTTTGTATTTCAATGTATATTTTATTATTTTTAAGATTGGATGCAATTATTTTTTTATCTTCATTATCAATTTTAATAAATTTAGGATTATATTTTGAAAGTAATTCTTTGGAAATTCTTAATAATGCTTTTTCTATTTTTGGATATATATTATTATTAAAATCATATTTATCTATTAATTCATGGATCAATAAACTAACATTTAATTCTTTAGGTAATACATAATTTGCTTGACATGTAAAATATTTAAAACTATCATTATTTATACCTATTATTGGAAATAAATCTATTTCTTTAGAGACATTTAATATACTTTCATCTTTAATAATTGAAAAAAATCCTCCTAACATCCATAAAATGTAAACTGATATTAGTGGGCCAAATAGATTAACAAAAAAATCAGGATATATATTTTTATTATCACCTATTTCAAAAACTGTTAAATAACTATATAACATTCTACCACTAGGTAATTTTAAATTATATCTTTCCATTATTAATTTACAAGCTCTTTCTAATAGATCATTATATTCTGTATAATCACCAGGATTTTTATTATTCATTGTTGCATTATATTGATTATATAAATTACTTTTTATAGGGACACTTAATGATAATCGAGCAATATAATTCATAACTAAATATGAAACAACAGCACTAATAAAAAATAAAGAAATATGATTTAATTTGTTCAACATTATAAAAAATACAATATATATTATTAATGATAATACTAAAAATACAATACCAATCCTAGTTAAAAAATGAGAATATAAACTATTTATTTGTGAATATAATGATAGTACAGACATTAATCCAATTGAAAATCCAACAAATCCTAATTTATAAAATCGTGGATAACAATAGTAAAAAGGTAATAAACATCCAATAACCATTGGTACAACAGCACTATAATTTGAACTATTTGTAAATATATTTTCATATATAAAACTATTATTAATTTGTTTTAAATAGTCTTCTGTTTTTCTTAAATTATTTGAGTCTAATGTTTTATTATTAGATTTACACTGTAAGTAATAAATTAAATCATTATTTGAAATACTACTGTCTGAACTTTTTAATAAACTTTCTATACTATTAATGCGATTTTGATCACAAGACATTCTAATGATAAAATAGAAATAAAATATAATTTTTTTATCTTAAAAATATATTAATATTTATATAAAAATAGTAATATATTTTTATATAAAAATTCTTTATAATTCAAAAAAATTAACCTACCATTCTTAATCCAGTAAATTGGGATCCTATTCCGAATCCTGTACCTAATCGAGCAGCACTTGAAACTTGAGGAGTGTACATATCTAATATAGCAAATGTTGCTGATGCTGTAACAGCAATTATAATAATTTGATCCATATTTAATTTAGCAGTAAAATAACATGCTATTCCAACTGCAATACCTTCCATTAAATATTTTAAAGCTCTTCCTAAAATTTCAGAAAAATCGATATCCATTATATTTATTATAAAGATATTATTTTTTAAAATATAAATATATTAATTAAAATTAACTTAAAGATAATATTATATATATTAATTATTAAAAAATGTCAGATGAAAATATTAAAGAAGATTTCTTAGAGGTTGATCCAAAAATTCCTGGTCAAAATTTTGTATGCTTATCATTTGTGTCACCAGAAAAAATTCTAAAACAAAAAGAAACTTTTATGACTACTAAATTTTTGGATTATTTGATTAATGATAGTGATCCACTTGTAGAAAAAATTAGAGAAAATATGTTAAATAAAGAAATTAAAATTAACTATGATTCCGTTGAGAAACTATATAGTGATTGGAAATATTTAAAAAATGAAGAAGTTGAAGCGGAATTTTTTGAATTAAATGAATATAGAACTTCAATGAGAGGAATAAAAGTAAGAGGTGTTTATGATACTTATAAAGAAGCAACTGTTAGAGCCCAAGTTTTAAGAAGAAAAGATGCATCATTCAATGTATTTGTTGGTCAAATTGGTTATTGGCTTCCATGGGATCCTGAATGTGAATCTGTTCCAGAACAAGAATATCAAGAAGGTCAATTGAATGAACTTGTTAAGAAATATAAGGAGAATCTTGATAATAGAGATAATTTATATGATCAAGTTAAGAATGAAAGAATTGAGAAAGCTAAAAAGGAGGTTGCTGCTAAAAAGGAAATTATTAAAGCACAAAATGAAATAAATATTCCTGAAGAAGATAATACTAAAAATATTGAAGAACTTCGTAATATTGTTGATACTTCTGATAAATTATTTTATGATAATTTAAAAAATGCTGAAAAAGAATCAAGTAATGTTGTAGAAGAAATTAATAATTTTAAATCTGAAACAATGGAGAATCTTGAGAATTCTGATCCATGGATGAATAGTAAAAATCAAGTTTGAAAATTATATTAAATGTTCATTAATGAGAAGAAACTTTAATTAGTGGAAAATATATTTATAAAGTAAATTATAAATATATTATTATTAACTATTTTCGGAATTAAGTTCTAAGATTAGAATAAATTTATCCTAATCTCAAAAATATTTTTGTACAATAAAAAAATATATTTTATAAAAAATTTAATTCTGAGAAAATAAAAATTTTATATATTTTTATTTCTTAAAATATCTCTTTTTTCAGATTTATAACTTTTATATATAAAATATTTTAAACAATAAATTTTTATAAATTAAAAAATATTTTATTATAATATAATAAAATATTTTATCCAAAAAAATTAATATAAAATTTAATATTATCCAAAATATATTGGCCGTATATCATTTATATTTATTACTGTTCTACACATATGACAATTATTATATTGTGGATGTTCAAGACATCTATGACATAATGTATGTCCACATGAAAGAACTCTATTTAATTGATTTGTCATACATATTGTACACAATAAATTTGATAAATTACTAGAATTAACTGTTGTATTTTCATCTAATCTTTTAACTAATATTTTTTTTTTATCATCATCTAATGAATCATCTTCATAAATCATATCTCGAACATTATCTTTAGGTAATTCATAGAATACTTGATTATTTAACATCTTAACAATATTATCATTACAACCATTTGTCCAATATACCCTCCTTTGTCCAATCATATTAGTATTAAAATACAAAGAAAATAAACAATGTATATTTAAAAATCCTCTTTCTGAACCACCATCATATCTTACAATATGGAATGTTTGCCATGATGTACTTAATTTCTCTATAATTCCTTCCCCTGAAAATCCATAATAATGACCTCTTACTAAAGAATTTTCATTAATAATATTATTATGTACTAAATTTAAACTTAAATTCCTACCATAAGAAGTTGAATAATTTTTAAATACTTGTTCTGGGATTATCATTTTTAATTTGATTTATATTATTAATCAAAATAAAATTTAAATAAGTTTATTTACAAATCAATTTTTATTTTTTCATATACTTTATCAAAAAATAAATGCACTATATGAGGCTCGAACTCATGACCTTTGGCTCATAAGACCAATGCTCTAACCAACTGAGCTAAAAGTGCATATATATTATATGCTTTATATCTTTAAGTAGATTATAAATAAAATTAATTTAATCTTATTTATAAAAAAATAATTATATTAATATAATTAATATAATTAATATAATTAATATAATTAATATAATTAATATAATTAATATAATTAATATAATTAATATAATTAATCAATATTTAATGGTGCTTTAAGTGTTGCTAAGTTGTATTTCATTGCAAGTTTGTTGTATTTGTGTAAATCTTGGCCAGCTTCTCCGTACCATAGGGCAAAAGTATTTTTGGGTATAGTGTGCATATTATATATTTATTACTAATATAAATTTTTTTAAACACCGAAATATTAAAAATAGTATTTATTATTTGTATGGAGGTAAAATAATTTTAAAATTATTTTATATTAGTCATTTAAAAATTAAATAATATTTTCTTATTTTTTATATAATTAAAAACTCTCTTAATTTTCATAAACAATTGGCTTTCTTAAATCATTATGAGGTATATTATCATAATCTTTATCATTAACAGATTGTAGATTTAATTTATTTTGATTAAATATTGCAAATTGTGATTCTAAATTATCAAATCCAACTATTCCATTCATATTTCCACCATTCATTGGTAATTCATCTTTATAAACCCAGTTGTCTGGTGTAACTGTTGAAACTCTTCCATATTCTTTAACATTACATGGTTCTTTAGATTGAGAATCAATAATAGTAATTTCCTTAGTTTTATTTAAATTATTTAAACTCTCAATTGATGTTGATTTTAATTGGTCTTCATTTAAATTATCATAATTAATTTTATAAAATTTACTAATATCAGCAACATTAGATTCAAAGTTTGGAACATTATTATCATTTAAATAAGTATTTGATGCACCAACTTTATTAAAATTTTTATCTTCAAATTCTGTTTCTTTAGGAACTTCGTCTACTTGAATATATTTCATTAATTTCTTTTTAAACTCTTCATTAGAAGTATCATTCGAAGTTAAAAATTTCATACTATTTCCTTTATCTGAAACTTCTTTATCTGAAAAATTCTCTATTTTATTATTTCCTATATTTACACTATAATTAATATTTAAAATAATTATATGTAAAATAAATATTATGATTAAACTATTAATTATTATTTTAATATCCATAATTATATATATAATATAGAAAATAAATAAAATAATTATACTCTATTTAGTACTGAATTTTAAATTTTTTTATTATTATAATTAATGAATGAAAAATGTTTAATTGTAGGACATTTAGGATTAGGTGATTTAATTGCAATAAATGGATTAGTTAGATATTATTCTAAATTATATAATAATATTTATTTATTATGTAAAAAAGAAAATCATAAAAGTATTACACAAATTTATTCTGATAATAGTAAAATTATACCAATTTTTATTGATATTAAAGAACACATAATTCCAATTGACCATAATATTTTTAAAATATATGAACATTGTGATATAATAAAATTAGGTGTTTTAAATAATAATTGGTATGTATTAAAATCAGAATATACTATTGGAAATTTACCATATTTTTTTTTTGAAACTTTTTATAAACAATGTAATTTAGAATATAGTATAAAATATGATTATGAAAAAATAAATCGAAATAAGATTAAAGAAAAACTTTTTTATAATAAAGTTATGAAAAAATATGATAAATATATTTTTTTTCACTCTAATAATTTAAACTTAAAAATTAATGATGAAATTATTGAAAAAAATATACCAATATTTGACCCAAATAATAATTATTATGGTGAATCATCAATAAATTATAATTTATGGAATAATGAAATATCGTATAATATATTAGATTATTGCACAATTTTAGAAAATGCTGAGGAACTTCATTTATCATTTAGTTCTTTTTTTAATTTATGTATGTTTTTAGATTTAGAAAATGTTAAAAAAAAATACATTTATACAAATATTACAAATATTAAAGACTACCATAAAAATATGAGTGATTGGAATATTATTTATTGTAATTTATAATAAATAATTTATAATTTATAATTTGTAATTTGTAAAATAAATAAAATATTCGTTTATTTTTCAAAAAAAATATATTAAGATATTATATATCCTCTCATAGCTCAGTTGGAAGAGCGATTGACTGTAACAGTTTATCTCTATTGCGTAAATCAATAGGTCGCGTGTTCGATTCACGCTGAGGGGATTATATTTTTTAAATAACTTATTTAAAAAATATAATTTATTTACTAATAATTATTATGATTCATATATAAATTTACTAACTTTCATATTTTTTTTATCATAATTTCTTTTTAAAAATAAAATAATTGATATACAAACAAATGAAACCAAATAAAAAAATATATGTAAATAATATTGTCTATTAATTGTTATAAATAAATATATTAAAAATGACAGCATCATACATATTAACGTTACGTAAGGTATATTTATAGTTAATCGTTGTTGTATTACTTCAAATACTAATGGAACAAAAGAAAATGTAAATAAAAAAGTTGCAAGTAATATTAAATAATAGTAAATTGATTTATCTATAGTAGTCATTATATTTTAAAAACATATTTTTTATTTTATTTATAATAATTTAATAAAAATTATATTAAATTATTT